CGGTCGAAGATTTACGGAAGGCGAGGGCAGAGAGCCGCCACAGGTTAAAAAACGACAACCTGGCGACAGAACCATATTTTTAGCGGATTATCAGGGGGATATAGGCGGCGCGGACACAGTTCGACGACATCCGGCGGAATCTAAGCCCACAGAATCGCTTCTTAGCGCGCTAAATCGGCACGACATAGCAATAGGTTATAAAACCACGGCCTTGGTAGATGCTGCGTTATTGGGTCTTAGCGTGGTATCATACGATACTAGCCATATATTGAACCAACCAAATTGGTTAGGGCTTTTGCCTTATGCTGATTGGGCGTATAACGAATTAAACGAGGCCATAGAACACTTATGTCTATCACGTTAAGCACAGCGCCGCCTGTTTGCCCCGTCACTATAGACGAGGTTAAAGAACAGCGGGTTATAGAACACAACGACGACGACGTTTTACTGGGCGGGTTTATTGAGGCGGCTACGGAGTACGTGGAGCATAGAACCGGCTTGAACTTCGTTCAAAGAACTTGGGACTATAAGGTTTCGAGCTTTACGAGCGAGATAGAACTTCCTTTTAACCCGGTCCAATCGGTTTCTATTACCTATACAGATAAAACGCTCTCTCCCGAAATACAGACGGTTTCGACTGATGTTTACGAGGTAGACACAGGCGTTTATCCGCCCGTTGTTCGGTTGAAGTATGGGCAAAGCTGGCCAAGTTATACAAGCGTTAAAAACGGCATTACTCTACAGGTTGTTGCGGGTTATGCGCCGCTTGGAAGCCCGGAAAACTACCGTGGCAACATTCCAGAATTAGTAAAAACAGCTATTAAAATATTGGTCGGCGGAATGGATGTCGCCAGGGAGTCAAAATCCGACTTACAATTTTATGATACAGATATTGTCGACGGGCTGTTACAATCTATTAGGGTTTATAAATGAGAGCCGGACGATTAAGAGACCGCGTAGCTATTCAGTCGCCGCCCACAGGCGTAGACGGATTCGGACAGCCAACCGGAGAATGGGTGGATGTGAAAGAGCGCAGGTGTTCTATCGAGCCAATGAGCAACGACGAATACTTTGCCGCGCAGGGAGAAAACTCACTACAGAAAACGAAGATTAGATTCCATTTCGAGAAAAACCTATTAAAGCCTACCTATAGATTGGTAGATAAACGGGTTTCTCCAAATGTGATTTACGATATACAGGGAGAGCCAACCAACCCAGGGAACGAAAATAAAGAATTGATCGTTATTGGGGTGCGTAGAAGTGCCTAGGCAGGTGGTAATTGGTATTGACGAACTTTTGGCCAAGATGGACAAAATAGCGCTTTCCGTTCAACCAAAAATCGTCGCCCAATCTTTGCGGGCGGCTATGACGCCTATGCTTAAAGATGCGAGGGCCAACGCGCCGAAAGGATCAAGAACCCATAAATCTTATAAGGGGCGTTTGTTAGCTCCAGGTTTTTTAAAACAAAATATTAAGCTTAAAAAATTAAAGCGCAGAGATAAGACGGTTCAGGCTTACGGGCTTTGGGCGCAAAAAGAAGGGTTTTATGGTGGGTTTGTTGAGACAGGTATCGCGGGAGAGTCGGACGTTACTCCTAACCCTTGGCTTGGCAAGGCATATAGCAAAAACGCGGCGTCGGTGCAGTCTCTTTTTCTGACAGGAATGCGAAAGCGTATAGAAAAGGCTATGAAATGATAACGGCGGCTTTAATAGCCTACTTAAAGGCCAACATATCAACCCAGGCGGTTTACGCGGTACAAGCGCCGCAAGGGGTGCTCCCTGCTGTTACAATAGACGATAACGGCGGAGACAGGTTCCGCGCTTGGATGGGTGGGCTTACTAGCCACACTTACACCGAAACAGAATACGAAATATCGTCATGGGCAGACGACCCGCTAGAGGCGGCAAGGCTGATAGATGAAATTATTGCTTTACTAGACGATTATGCGGGACCGTTGTTCGATACGTCGGTTTCTCCACAGGTTCTCCACTCGATCAGATATTGTTCGGCGGAAAATATAGGCTCCGACTTCACCAGCAAGAACGAAGTTTACGGCCATTCTTTGTTTTTACAAATTACCCATAGTTAGGAGCTATAATAATGAGCACAAGTGCAATTTTGACAAATATTTTAATCGAGGTTTTGGACGAAACAAGTTCGCCCGGAACTTTTGACGAAGTAGAGGAAGTTACATCGCTTTCCGGCCTTGGTGAAACCACGCCACAGGTTCGCGCGACCCACTTTCAATCCACTTCTGAGGAATATATCGGCGGTCTAGCGGACGGCGAAGAATTTAATCTTGAGTGTAACCGAATCCACACGAGCGGATCGGCCCAGGCTAAACTTGTTTCCTATAAGGGCTTACAAAAGTCGTTCAGGGTTACCGAGCTAGATACTAGCGTTTCTCCGAATACGACCGTTGTTTACACCTTCGACGCGCTAGTTCAGGGTTGGACAAACAACCCAAGCCTTGGCGACATTCAGAAGATTAGCTTTTCTGGTAAAATCTCTGGCGGAATCACGGCTGTATAATGGATAAAAGCGAACTTTTTAGTTTGGCTCCTAGAACAAAAGCGACTATCAAGGTAGAGGGTAAAGAGCTAGAAGTACTTTCCCTTAGCCTTGATGGACGCTTTGCGTTTTCCGAGACAGAGAAAAAGCCATTGGGTGAACGGTTTGCCTTTTTAGCTATCCATGGTTGCCCGGCGTTATCAGGCAGCACTATCGAGGAGGTTGTTAACGGAATAGATCCGATTGTTTTGTCTAATATTGCGGCAAAAGTTATGGAGCTGTCGGGCCTTGGTGCTGATGAAGGGGAAGAAGCGGGAAAGTCCTCAGAGAAAGGCCGGAAATAAAGTTTATTTTTGACCTTTCTATGCAATGGGGAATTCCTCCTTTTGAGCTTGCGGAGCGCATTTCCAGTAAGGAGTTAACCTGGCTGATTGAGTATTCCAAAATCGAGCCGTTTGGCTCTGTTAGAGATAATTGGCATACAGCGATTTTAGCTCAAATGTACGCTTCAGCGCATACGCCAAAACATAAGGTTAGGCCACAGATAAAGGACTTTATGTGGGTTGATCCAAAAAGCAAAGCGACAAGAGAAACGAAGTCGTTTTTAGGAAAGCTGCGAGGAATGGCGAAAAATGGCGACTCAAGAAGCTAAAATTATTGTAAAAATGCAGGCGGAAACGGGCCGCTTGCAGGCCAGCTTGGACCGGTCCGAGAAAAAGCTAAAACGGTTTGAGGGGCAAACGAAAAAAAGTGTTGCCAATGTAAACAAAACCTTTAAAACGATGGGCGTTGCGGTTGGCATTGGTATCGCCGCGACCGTTGTTCTCGTCAATAAAACACGAGCCGCCATTGATGCCCAGGCAAAATTCGCCGACTCCATTGGTATTAGTACGGAAGCGCTCGCCGGATTAGAGCAAGCCGCCGCTATTAATGGCGCTTCACAGGAAGGTTTGAGAAAGGGCTTAGAACGTCTAGTCGTTAATCTAAACGATTTTAAGGGCGGTATAGGCGAGGCTGTCGATTCCTTCGAGCGCCTTGGCATTTCAATTGAAGACATTAAAGATAAATCTCCCGACGAAGTTTTTGCCCTTGTCGGTGATCGCCTTAAAACCATTCCCAGCCAAGCCGAGCGCGCCGCGTTAGCCTATGAGATTTTTGGCAAGCAGGGAATTAAATTAATTAAAACATTGGAAACCGGGTCGGAAGGCTTAAAAGGTTTCCAGGAAGAAGCTAAAGCGCTTGGTTTGTCTCTCAGTCGCGTTGATGCGGCACAGGTTGAAGCGGCCAATGATGCGCTACAGCGCGCCGGAGCAGTCAGCGAGGGATTTGCTAAACAATTAACCGTCGCTCTATCTCCGTCTATTACAGCGGTGGCAAATCTATACAGGGAAGCGGCGATAGAAGCCGGTGGAATGGGAGACGCGGCAACCGCCGCCGGTAAGTTTTCAGTTTTAGCGATCGGCTCGATCGGTGACACGATAGAAGATATCTCTATAGGGTTAAAAGAGAGTAAAGGGCAGTTTGCCGACTTTGTGGCGTTTGTTATTCAGGTTTCGCAACAGCTTAACGTTTTTGGTTTATCAGAAAAGCTTTTTGGTATATCAGCGGCGGAGGTGACAACCGCCATAGAAAATTGGCGGTCCGTTGGCGATGATGCCGCCTCAGCATTCGAAAAAGCCGTTGCCGATCGGTTAAAAAACGGCACGTTTTCGGAACAGCTTATAGCGCAAATGGAAAAAGACCGCGCGAAGATAGAAGCTGCCCTTGCTTCCTCAGGGGGTGGAAAAAGCTCCTCGGTTGGAGGTGTCTCCGTTGGTGGCGGCAAAAAACCCAAAAAAGAAAAAGACCCGCTTGCCTCGTCATTGTCTGAAGTTAAAAACCTGTTGGAGTCGCTACAATCTCCGCTAGAGAATTACAACAACAGCATTGCAGAGCTTGAAGTTTTAACGTCAAACAATCGGATCGGGCAAGAACAATACAATTTAGCCGCCGCCGAATATAAAAGAATATTAGAAGAAGCCACGCCCGGCATAGATAATATGCAAGAGCTAACCCAGGCGCTAGCCGACACACTACCGGCGGAAGAAGCGGCCCTGGCAGCGGTACGGCAACAAATGCTAGACCTTAATTTGGCTATGGAGTTATTCCCAGACAAAGCCGATGCTATTACCAGTTCGCTTATAAACCTTCAGGAAGAAGAAGCGCGGTTGATTGAAAAATCAAAAGAGACCGGCGACGGTTTAACGGAATTCGGAAAAGAAGCCGCCCGCAACATCCAAAACGAGCTTGGTACTACCTTAAGAGATACGCTTTCCGGCGACTTTGACGGAATATTGGACTCTTGGGGAAACATGCTCGCCGAAATGGGCGTTCAATTACTGGCGCAATCATTCGCGGATTCGTTCAACCTGGAAGAAATGTTTTCTTCTGGTGGCGGTGGCGGTGGAGGCGGTATAGCCTCGTTTTTCGGTGGCTTCTTTGCCGATGGTGGGCGACCGCCCATGGGGAAAGCTAGTATGATTGGCGAGAATGGTCCGGAATTATTCGTTCCTGACTCCGCCGGGACCATTGTTCCCAACCATGAGTTAGGTGGAGGCCAACAGTTTAGCTTTGGAAACGTTGTTTTAAATGGCGTTACCAACCAGGCGGAAGCCACCAAAGCCGCCGGAAAGTTTATGAACGAAACAGCGCGGCTAATGGGCAACGCTCAAAGGTATACTTAAATGAGTTTTATCGAAGAAAGGATATCGGAAGAATTCAGTTTTGGTTCGGGCCTGGACTATTCTTTTGATGTGACGGTAACTGTTACCGCTACGGGTAACGAGCATATAAAGCGTTGGCACCCTTATCGAAGGCTTATGATATCGCTAAGCTTTACCAATAAAACCGACGCCTGGCTGGAAGAATACATACAAGATCTTTTCGACAGATCCGGCGGTATAGGTGGCGGTTTCAGGTGGAAGAATCCAAGCGACTTTTCTACCAATGGAAAGACCGGGGTTCCTACTTTTTCCGACCAAATTTGCGTAGCGGACGGCGCGACCTTTCAGATTGTCCGATGGTATGGAACCCAAGGCGATGCCACGGCAACACGTAGCAGAATTAGAAAGCCGGTGGCTGATAGCTGGCTGATAGGAATACGCGACGACGAAGGGAACGACAACCAAATTCTAAACGACTTTACGGTTTCGCCTAACGCGGTAAGATGGACGATAGACACTTACGGAGCGATTACCTTTGCCGACAACGTATCTCGTCCTATTAATGGGATAACACAAGCGGCACAAGCTATCGCCGATCTGGGGGCAGCTCACGGCGTTATAGTGGGGGACAGCTTGCACTTTTCCGGTGTAGCCGGAATGGTGGAAATTAACGGACTCCGTGGGACTGTTACAGCGGTAACCGCGACTACGGCAACGGTGGATATAGATAGCTCTGGGTTTTCGCCGTTTTCTCTAGCCTCACCCAACCTTGCTGTTTGTAATACGGCACCACAGGAAAACGAACTACCGACGGCGGGCTGTTACTTTGATGTGCCGGTTAGGTTCGATTCAAGCTCGACAAAATCTTTCGCGAACAAAAACGCGTCGGACGTTATTGTTTCCAACTCTATTACCTTGATTGAACTACTCGACCCAAAGGATTAAGTAAAGCGCCATGAAGCCAACCTATATCGACCCAGAGATTGCGGTAACCTGCGTTAGGATTGAAGCGGTTGGCGGTGCGGTTTTAAGGTTTGCGCTTTATCCGCACGACCTTGTAATGAGCAACGGGACCCGATATCTCGCCACGCCTTTTATGGAGCCGTCGGACATATCAGGCGCGGAAAATCTAGCGCCGTCTGTATTCGACGCCAGCGGTTATTTTTCCGACGCTGGTATCACTCGAGACCAAGTATTGTCGGGGGTGCTCGATAATGCCAGGGGCTACGCGTTTAAAACTACGTGGAGCGCTCCGCAAGAAGATCAACAGCCAGCCAAGAAAACTTTATTCGGAAAAACAAATACGGAAGACGATTTATTTGTTATCGAAAATATGGGGCTGATGGATGCCTTAAATTCGTCTACGGGATCAACGGTTAATTCAAAGTGTACCCATGTTTTATTTGATGAAACAATCGACGGAGACATTATCGCCACAGACCGCTCTAGTTGTACCGGACCGCGCGGGTACTCTCCCAACAGACAGGACGGGCCAATATTAGCCGACTACCTTATTTCGGGCGCAGTCGTTACCGATGTGACATCCCAAAAGGCTTTTACGGCGTCAGGGCTTGCACAAGCGGCGGGCTATTTCGACTATGGTTCTCTGTTATGGAAAACGGGGGCGAATGCAGGGCTAAGAAGTTTCGAGGTTAAACAACACGAGGCCGGTGGTATAATAACCCAGCACTTAGCAACACACTATCCAATAGCGGTTGGCGATACGTTCGACATCCATCCGGGTTGCGACCACACGCTTTCCGGGGACTGTATTAACAAGTTTGGTAATGCTCCGAATAGCCTTGCTTATGAGCACTTGATAACGGAAGAAACCTACGGAGATTATAGCCTTTGATTAATAAGATTATAGCCTTATCTCGCGAGTGTATCGGCACAAAGTACGGCCACCAGGGGCGAACCGTTGGCGTTGTGATGGACTGCGCGGGGCCATTAATACACGTTCTAAAAGGGCTTGGTTTTGAGCTGACAGACGAAAAGGGTTACCCAAGGCGTCCCTATAAAGGAATGTTGGAGGCTATATTAAAACGCCAGGAACATTTGGAGGAAGTGCCGGTTTCTGATTTGCGGGCGGGCGATGTCGTTTTATTTCGGATATCCACAAGCCCGCAACATATAGCGATTTATACAGATAAGGACACGATTATCCACGCCTATTACCACGCGGGAAAAGTCACAGAGCAATCCTTCGCCCCTTGGCGCAACCAGTTAAAACACGTTTACAGGTTCATTAAATGAGTAGTGATGGGCAGTTAATTGGAGCCATAGTTGGCGCG